CCTGTGTCGGTTTGTTTTCCGATCACAATATATAGGAGTATCTCATGGTTAACAAAGTCAGCGAAGTAGGCGATCCCAATGGCTCGTATTACGAGCTGAAACGTCAGACCGGCGGCGATACGCCGCTGTCCCAACGTCTTCTTGGTATCTACTACAACAACCCGTATTCTTCCGAGAGGAAGGGGTTAGTTGACGTGTTTCCCATGACGCACTTTCATGCGCCAGACGGCTCCAGCTATCAGCTGAGCGCCGCCCAGCGACGTGCGAGATATTGGTACACCGCAACATCGTCGGTCGGATCACCCCCAGCTATATCATCCATTTATTCCGAACTCGATCAAGAGTGGAAGAATACAGACCTTAACATCGGTATGTATCTCTCACCCGAAGGTCGTGAGTCGGTTGGTATGGTAACTGAGTCTGTGATTCGTATGTCGACGGCCGCCAATCGCTTGAGGCGAGGTGATCTCACAGGTTTCTTCCGAAACCTGAAGGAGGTTCCCAGACCAGACAAGCGTCGGGTTCAACGTAAGTTTGACCAAGGTGATCTCTCTGGCGCCTTCCTCTCAGCTCACTTGGGATGGGAACCCTTAATCAAGGATGCATATTCTGCATCCGAAGGTTTAGGTCAACCAAAACAAGAAGCTTCGAGGATTAAAGCCGCTAAAGGGTTCACTGGCAATTATAACTACGCTACGGCCCTGCCAAAAGGTTGTAAGTTCACCGGTAAGTCTTTCGGTGTACACACAATCATTCTCACAGTCAAACGCGAAGCCACCTTCTCCGAAAGGTTTGGGATGGCTAACCCGTTTTTGATTGCGTGGGAATTGGTACCTCTTAGCTTCGTCGCGGACTACTTTCTCCCAATATCTGATGTTATTACTGCATTAGGTTTTGTGGGTCAACGCGGCGCTCGAGAGGGCTGGTTTAAGGCGTACACAGAAGAAGTCTCGATTTTTGAGGCTCCTCCAGGTACACTGAAAATCAGCTACGGCGGCAAACAATTCACCAACCGTTTGCCCGCTAGTCATAGTTACTATCGGAAAACGAGTTCCCGTAGTCCCTACACTGTGTCTCTATCTCATGCGCTTTCGGTCAACACTAAGTTGCCCACCAGCCTAATGAAATTAGCGACATTATCCTCCTTGGCTCACCAGAATATTCTGTCTTTAGCGAAACGCTAAGACGAGACTGGTACCAGGATTAACTAACGGAGCACCTTCGATGGCTGTTATTAATACCATCACGATCGCCGATGGCGTCACCCCAACCGCAGTAAACCATGTTTTTCAGCCCATTCAGACAAACCCAGCGCTGTATAAGCGCACCGGGGTTGCTGATCAGCCGGCTGCAGCCATGGAGCGCGTGCAAGCGAACCTCAAACAGGCAGTAGGTCCCAACGGTCTTAATACGGCCGAACTGGTACTTTCTATTCCTGTTCTGGAGCAGGTAACCGGTGGTACTTCTTCCGGTTACGTTGCTCCCCCGTCGATCGCCCATGAAATGAAAGTCAAAGTGACTTTCTACCTCCATGGTCGTTCGGTGGTTGCTGGTCGCCGGGACCTGCGCGTCATGTTGAGCAATCTGCTCAAAGACGTGCAAATTATCGATCTTATCGATAACCTCACCCCTCCTAACTAATACCCTTTCGGGTTGGAGATAGAGTATGCGTTTTACCGACACTCTAAAGGATCATACTTCATTCGAAGTTGACCTGTGTAAGGCTATTCAGTTTGATCGTGGATCCCCTCGCACATTCGAGGCGTACTACTACGCGCTTCGGATGGCGAGAACTACACGGCTCTCTGACATGCAGCACCTTGTGCGCTGCGCCCCAAGACCTGATTTTACTTGGTCAGAATGGTATGCTTTGGGACAGCTTCAAGCTGTCTTCAAAAAACGAGCAGACCTTCGTTTGGGTATCGATTGCGCACAAGAGGCAAAGGACCTGTTTCTTAAATCTGAGCTGCTGTGTAAAGCTACAAACAACTTCCTGAGAGACCGTACGGACGCTCACTATGAGCGTCGCGCGCATCTGTTGTTTCAGATGCAGCGGAAAATTGCTACGATTCTTGGAGAGGTGCCTGCTCTACACTCGCTCAATTTCGGATTCGGCCCGGGGCAGAACGTTGGTTGCGGTAGCGTTACTAATGTTACGGCTAAGCTTAATTGCTCAGCCACTGCCACAGTTGAAGCGGCCATGCTGTTGAAAGACGCATGGGGAGACTATCACGTAAACTGGCCTGGCTTGCGCCGGCTGGAATTCGTCAAAGCCTCACGCTTCAGCACAGTTCCCAAATCTTGGAAAACCGACCGGCCTATCTGCGTTGAGCCGATCCTAAATACCTTTCTTCAGAAGGGTATCGGATCGCACATTCGCGATAGACTGAGATGCTTTGGCATCAATCTCAATGATCAGTCAATTAACCGTAATGCAGCCCTCTCGGGCAGCAGGTCTGGTAAATTGGCTACCATTGATTTGTCGATGGCTAGTGACCTTATTGCGTATAACGTAGTAATGGATTTGCTACCATTTCCGTGGTTCGACCTCCTAGACAAAGCCAGGACCCCTTTCGTCGAAATGGGCGGTTCATTCATTGAACTGGAGAAATTCAGTGCAATGGGGAACGGCTACACATTCGAGTTGGAGTCCTTAATATTTTTTGCTTTGTTGAAAGTGGTTGTACCTCCTGGTCATTTTGTATCGGTGTACGGCGATGATCTCATCTGCCCTGCCGAATATTATGATCAAGTCACTGACGCACTGCGACTGCTTGGGTTCATCCCGAATGACGAGAAGTCATTTAAGGAGGGACCTTTTCGCGAGTCGTGCGGCGGTGACTATTTGGGAGGTGTCTCCGTTCGACCTATCTTTCAGAAAGACAAGTGGACCTACCGGGATTTATTCCGGTGGTACAACCTGTCCCGAGAAAGTGGGTACATGCCCTCTGTCCGACGATTGGTCTTCGGTCGAATCCCGCTGCGCATGCGCTGTTGGGGTCCGACAGGAGATAACGACGGATATCTGCAAACCGACATACTGAGGCCAAGACTTAATCGTCGTGGTATAGCTCATTATGTGGTTCGTAGTGCTTGGCATGTAGTGCCTTGGCAACGGCGCGTGGGTCCAGGCGACGCTTATTCAGCGTTCCTGTTCTACACGACGTTTAAGCACGTGCCCGATATGGACTTCGAGTCCTACGGTTACGGCTACAGGCCGAAATGCTTGTTTTACAAGCGACGGACGACACTAATGTTAAGT